GCAGCTCGAACTCCTGATACGGCTAGCTGCCCTGTTCTTGGATCTCCATGCCCTACCTGTTGTCCGGCAGTTTTTTCTTTACCGGATACAAGTTTCAATCTGCCCGCATCTTTTATACCAAGTGCGTTTATTTCCTCTTTAACTAGACCCTTTAAAGCTTTGCCTTTTACATTCTTACTAAATGTATTATATTTATTTATAAAAAATACATCACCATGACGGGCTAAATTTTCTTTGATTGCTACATCTTGTAGAAGTTTTAATCTCTCTTTATCTACGCTATTTTGCTGTAGACTAGCTGCCTGCGTATATCCAGTCCATATTTTATCTAAACTTGTAGATTTATTGGCGAGTTCTGGGTATAATGCAGTCAAATTTGAAATAAACTCGTCTTTGTTTATAATCAGTATTTGTCCCGACTGTCTTTCTAGTGCTTTTCTAGCTGATAAATCAGCTTCTTGAGATGTTCTCTTGACCTCGTCAAGTATTCTCTGTGCTTCCTTTTTTAACTCCGAACTACTCACTAAAAACTCTTATACAAGTCTAAAACTCGCTTAATATGATCTGGAAACGCTATGTTATCTCTTTGTGATGAACTGGATTGATTTTGTATACTTGCACCCGCAAGTGACCGTCGTTCCTTATGTTCATTCTTAAAGTAGTACGTTGTCAAATCAAAAACTGCAAGTTTTAAATCTTCTGGAACTGCACTGTATCCTGCAGTATAAACCACTTTTACTGCACCCACTCCACGGGGCCAGTTTTTATATAGTCCACTTCCTGTAGTCCTAAGTACACTATCAGTATTTAAATCAAGATAGTATTCTTGTGATCCAGTTGTAAGAGTAGTATAGGAAGAACTATATGCGGTTCTTTCTTGTACACTAACAATAGCATTTACAGGACTTTCTGTAAGTTGCACTATATGCGTATCCCAATCTACAGATACTGTATCTGTCTTGTTTGAGGAATAATAGTCTATAAAACTATTTCCACAATAGGTTTTTACCAATTGACTCACTGAAGGAATAATTGTATTTAGGCGTAAGTCATCCTTAGGATTGGATATTCCCTCCGCTTCCTTATATTGCGCTAAAGTAACTAAATCTGCCATAATAACTCAATTAGTAAAAACCCTGAGGGGCCTCTGTGGTTAGAGAGCCCCTCATGATTAGTATCCTTATTATGAATAAGGGTATCGAACTGAAGGAACGTTACTTCCAGAGTTAGCAACCAGTTCATTGAATCCCAAAGATTGAGATGCAACGATAACTGAGCGCTGCTCTTTAATAATGTAATCCGTTTCGATAGAAACACCTGCAAGGCGTGGAACTACATAGTTATCTACGTTCACAGCCAATGCAGCCGTCGTGGTAGCCGCACCGCTTGCGCTCAAGTTTTGAGCGAGTTGGTCCGTAGCAACTACGGGAGACCCGTAAACACTACCAACAACACCTACCAGTTTGGTAGCCAAATCACTTCCTACTTCTTGAACATCCGTGAAACCGGAAGCATCAATTAGTTCATAATAACCATCAGTAGGAACAATAAAAGCTACTCTAGAAGGGTCTAGTCCGTATTTACCCATTTCCTTCCTCAAACCGAGAAGGGTGGCAGGGGTAACTTCGCCGGCACCAGAAGCATCAAGAGCCGTAGTAGCAGACGCCGTAGCATAACCATTAGTGTCGTCCGTGCCAGAAGCACCAACAAGACCCGTGGTCCAACCACCACCAACAAGGATAGCCTTGTCAATAGCGATAGCGTGGGCTCGTGCCAACGCAGACTGAATGATCGGAAGCAAAGTTACAACAACTTTCTCGTCCGTATCATTACTAATGAAAGTACTAGAAATCAGTCTGTATGCCAACATCGTAATGCGATTTACGTTGTAGTTATTGTCAGAAGCACCAGCTTCTTCCAAGTTATTGGCTGCCGTTTCTGCACCTGCCGTGCTCCAGTTGGCGGGCTCAGTATCGGGGGCGATCGGCAGTACCGTTGCGCCTGAAGATACCGCTAGCTCGCGGAACAAAGGGGCTACCTTTTGTGCTTGACGAACTTCTTCTTCAAAAGCACTGGAAACCATTACATCGATGCCTGCTGAAGAGGTAGCATCATAGGTAACGCCTGCTTTTTCGAATAGTTCTTTTGCATAATCCGTATCATACCCTTTTCTGGTAATTTTACCAAGAATATGAGCACCCAAGAGGTCACTTGAGTATTCTTTGAGATTAGCTTTACGACCAGAAAAGTCTCGCTTGCTGTTACGCATAGCTTCGATTTCTTCCATCTTCTCTTCTAGGTCAGTTTTGTATTTGGAAATTACATCTTCCATGTCCGCTTTTTCATTTTCGAATTCTTTACGAACATCTTCGACCAAACGAGCTGCATTGGATTCAACACCCACTACAATAGCCTGCTTGACTTCCTCTTCTTGCTGAGATCGAGCCTCTGCTTCCGCAGATTCCTTCTCAGCTTGTTCTTGGGCAGCCTTTTCTTCGGCTACCTTTTGCTCGGCTTGCTTCATTGCAACTTTAGCAGCAGTTTCTTCCGCCACTCTCTTAGCAAAAGCTTCCAAGTCGATATTGGATTCATTATCCATTTGGATCTCCTTTTGAGCGAGATTCGCTCCGTCCGGTGCATCACTAGCTACGCTAGAAGTATTATCTTCGTCTTTAGCCAGAGACTGACCGGCTAGATCTACACGATTTGTGAAAGTTTTCTTGAACTCTTCATACTCAGAAACTGAGTCAAAAGATTTCGCCAAAGAAAAAGTAGCTGCTTGATTGCAAGGCACGGAAACAACCGAAACTTCAAACAATTCAGCATCCTTAATCAATAATCCATCAGTTTCCTCTACATAATCTGCATCCTTGACTCGGAAACCAACAGAAAAGGCTCCAAGGACACCATCTTTAACTAACTCTGCTACGTCTTTAGCGGCTTTACTAATTCTAGCCTCTAAATGCAGTCCTCCATCTACAGAAGTTACTTTTGTAGCTCTTCCGATGGGACGATTATAGTCATGATTGAATAAGATAATTGGGTTATTTGTAAAATTATCTAACCCACCTTTTGCCCACGCTTCCGGGGAAATGCTATCGCCTGCGCGATCAAAATCAGCAGTACTTGCCATACCACGAATTTTTATTTCTCCATCATCAGAAACATCTGATTTAAACGTTGACGTAAGGTTAAAGATTTTTGTAGTCATATTAACCCTCTACGGTAGCAGTTGAGAGCTGTTCCAGAGGGCTCAACTCTTTCTCTACTGGCTTATGGATTAGCTCCCAAATATCTGGGTATTCTTTTTCCATCTTTTTAATGAGAGTATTCCAAGAGCCTAAAATCCGATTTATCTCTCTCAATGTAGCAGATCGAGGTCTACCTGTCATTCTCTCATATTCTTTAGGTTTGGGGACATATCCTACTTCTGCAAAAAACATTCCCAACTCTTCTATTAACCTTTTTTGTTGACTTAATCTAGCCATTTAATCTTCTTCCTCTTCAACGGGCCTTCCGCCTTCGTCGGGGTTTGATGCACTACCTGCGATATTAGCAGGTATTCTTAACTCATCAAAACCTTCAAGAGGGTCAAACCCTAGATTAGTTCGTGCTTCATTCGGTGAGACAATACCACTATTTACTAATGAAGAGTAATATTGTGACTGGTCTCGAAGCTCTGGTTGCAGTGCAGGAATATTTGATATGTCTTCTACAACCGAATATCCAAAATACCTACACAGTGCATAATTTAACTTTCTTACAATAGGTAATATAGTCTCTAAGTAGTACATTCGCATATTAGGACGAATGTTTGCATTGTTCCCCGAGTCTAACATGATTGGCGGAACACCTATTGCTTTTAAAATAATCTTTTCGTTCTCTAAAATAGCATCTTGAAAGTCAAGTTCCCTAAAGTTTATATTTGAAATCTTATCTATCTCAATGCCGCCGTCAAGTATAAGGGGTCTACGACCTCCTGCATCTGGACGATACCTAGCAGTCCAAGACTGAATCATCCTTTCTTTTATCTTCTCAGATAAAGTATTAGGACTTTTAAGTACTAAACCAGGAACTGCTCCATTCTTAAAAAAGTTATCTTGGAACTGACGCATGTTTGTCATTAGTTCCATAGTGCGTACCGCAGGCTTTAACCTAGACACTCCCCGATACATATCGTGAAAAGAATTTTCTTTTACGTGAATGATTTCTTTAGGAGTATAGTTTACCTCATTATAAGTATACTTATCTATGAAAGTTTTTGAGTCTCCATGAATAGTTACCTTATCTGCGGGAATATGGTAAAGATGCGCACCATCAAAATAAATAAAAATATTCCCGTCTAAAATGTAATCAGTTATAAGATTACGCTTGAAAGAACTAATGTCCTGGAAAAGATTAGGTTCTTTGTTTAAAAGTAAGTCTACTTTAGACCTTTTTATCCCCGGAACAAATCCCTTTACGACATTTCCACCTACGATGAAGGGAATTTCAGAAACATCATCTACTACTAAATTTACAGCGCGATTTACTACTTCCAGGGTTTCATAGTATGTTTCATAACTTTGGGTATACTCTCTTGATGATTGTGACTGTAACCCAAAGTATTGCTGAATTGGATTTAGCTTTTCTAAATCCTCTTCTTTTTCTTGGGTTCGTCCTATTAATCTGTCATACCATGCCATGTTTTTCTCTCTGAATCTCTACCCAACGTTCTTGTTTTTTTGCTGTTCCGAGGGTTGGGTTTCTACCATATATTGAATGTAGGTGTAGGTGGTGCTCATGGCACAGGGTTACTGTATGATCATAGAGTTCTGCCCGATGCGCTTCAATAAAATCCTCGCGAAAAGAAAGTACATTCTTCGGGAGTAAATTATTTTTCTTTACATAGTCGTGTACTAAGGGACTCAATGTGTAGTAGTGATGAAAGTCTAAGGTGATAGTTTTGCCACAAATATAACATTCTTCTGCTTTTTCGTATTGATTTTTTGCTTTATCTCTTATGTACTTTACGATGTCTCTTTTTAAATCCATTTTTGATACCAGAATTATATCCAATCTAAGATGAGAAGTCAACTATTATTTTTTAGATGTATCATTAGAACCCCGTTGAGGTTGTTTCAAACGAATAAAGTGCGTAGCGGATAGCATCCGCCATATGACACGCTCTATTGTGTTTGGGCTTCTCTTTAAGTAAGTTGGGATTGGGGTCCCACTGATACTGGTCTAAAGACTGTAATGTTTCTTCGCATTTAACGTCTACATTTAACCTGTCATTATCTACTACTGATTCTACATGTGCTATACCATCTAGTATGGACTTCTTAGCATTAACAGTAGAAATATCATAGTTTTGTGCAAAGTCAAATCTAGTTTGTTGAGCAGCACTATCAATAAATATGTAGTCTATATCCCATTTGACTATCATATCTTGAATCTCTTTTGCGTGTTGCTCAGTGGTGCGTTCCGCGTCTAAGTATTCATCTAGAACGTAGTAAAGTTCTTCGTCCCAATCATATCCAATTACACAGAATGCAGTGGGGTCTCTATAACCTACGTCCAACCCCGCGAAGACGTCGAAACTCTTCGTTTCCATATCCGAGAAGTTTCCACAACACTTCTCATAGTCAAAGTTCCAAACTCTACCTTCGTATGTATTAAAGTCTGCTTCGTACTCTTGTCTAAACTCGGCCTCTGACATAGACTTTCTTGCCTCTGTTATATCAGTATCTGACATACGAGGATTGGAAGTATAAGTAGATCTGATAGAGGCCCACTCTGGAAAAGAGTCTTCAAAACCTCTATAAAAGAACTCTGCGAACCAATTATTCCTTCCCCTAGGAGTAGAGATAAAAATCGCTTTAGAAGAGTCCTTGTCTAGTGTTGGTCTAAGTGCTACATTGAAAGCATCTTTGCCATCTGCTAGTGCGGCCTCATCAAAGATGATTAGATCATAAGACCTACCTACACAAGAGTCTACTTGGTTTACAGACCCCATTCTGACAGTAGAACCATTAGATAGTTCAATTACTTTATCTTTAGCATTATCTTTTACAACCTCTAAGTCAAAATGCTTTATTAGAGTTCTTTGAAGATCAAAAGAAATTTGAGATAAGGCGTAGTTAGGTGACATAATTAAAATATTACTATTAGGGACTAAAGAAACTAGTTGTCCTATAATATTTGCTATGTATGTCTTACCTTGTCTCCTGGATAGTGCTGCTGAAATGAATCTATATTTAGGATTATTAATTGCATTAATAATAGCCACTTGAGAGGCTAACGGATCAATTCCTAAAAGCTCCAAGTAAGGTTCTACAGGGAGCTTTAAGAATTTATGGTCCTGTGGATACTCAAAAAGATAATCCCCAGTTATATCCGCTCTACTTATTTCTATAGTCATTGTCTACCTTAGTAATTATTGTAAACTAGGAGGGACTCCGTTATATATATCCACGCTAACATCTCCTCTCGTCCACCATCCAAGTTCTGCCGGATCAATGTTCGGGTATGTTCCGGTTACCGAATAGGATCCAGCACCTATAACTAACGGTAAGTTATCTTCCGAAAATCCTGCATTCATTCCAAACTTGTTCTTCCGTAGTTCTCCATCAATGTAGAGGGATGCTCCTTCTGCTACTCCGAACTCTCCTACACTACCAAATTTATATATGACAGTCATAGACTTACCTAATTCAAATAATCCACGGTCGCACATATTCTCTCCCCCGTGATTTACACAAATCTCTTTTTTGGGGTTAGAATCGCTAGTCTGTGCAAAAATCTGAAAATTATTATCAGAATCTATATGTCCTCTAGAAACTAATATCCCTGATTTATTCACTTTGAAATTAACAACTATGTACCCTTCTGACAGTCGGAACGCAGACTGCGGTTCATAAATCCAGTCTATAGTTGGCCGGCCTTTTCTATTAACCCACCCTGAAGAGAATAAAGGCTGTGTAACCCCGTCTACTGTAAAAAGTATAGGAGGATTCGGTATTTTAAGCGGGCCTGGGTCTACAGGCTCGTCCGGGTCTACCGGCTCTTCGGGATCTTCAGAACACCCTTCAGGAGTAACAGTTATTACATTCGAGTCAGCAGATGTCTCTCCTAATCTATTAGTGACATTCATATGCACTTCGTAGTTCCCACCACACATTAAGTTCATAACTGCGGTAGTTTTGTGCCCTCCATCGGGGTATATTACAGACTGTTGTAAAACAAGACTGAAGTCATCATAGACAAAAAGAGTTGCTGACATTATCTTATCAGTATACATAATTTCGGATTCGTCTACGTTATGAGTCGGGTTCTCCCATTGTACTGTTACCTCTTCTGCTAATACACTTGAAAAAGGAAGAAATAACAGCAAAAATAAAAGCTTTTTCAAGCTAGCTTGCGGACTCCTGTTCCCACACTCTATAGGCACCATACGCTATACCTATAAATGCTACATATTTAATAATCGGAGAGGCCATTAAAGCTAAAACACTTACGCCTATCAAGACTGCTCCGTCCCAGGTTGTTCTTTCGGCCCAACGAGCCTTCAACCATTCCCATACTTTCAATGCTGATCCCATAAAAATCTCCTTATAGAGTTTTAACCTCTCTTTCTTTTTTGTGTAATCTTTGAAGATCACTTATTATCCCAAAAATAATTTCTTTTGTCAAGAACTATTTTTGTATGGTATAAATTTTTACTGGTTCAGACTTTCCTTTGACAGTTACTTCATCTAAATAGTCATAAGAATAGTCTGAAACCTTACTGTTTTCCGATATTATAAGAGTAGTTTCATACGTCTTACAACTGCTTTCTAAACGAGCAGCGAGATTAACAGAATCGCCAATGACACTATAGTCGAAACGACTGTCACTGCCCATATTACCGACAATACAAAGTCCTGTGTTGATTCCGCATCCCGTATTGATTTCAATGCTTCTTTCGGCCCTGAGAACATTATTTAACTCCTCTAAAGCCGTTCTCATTTCGAGAGCTGCTTTCGTAGCATTTAATTTATGATAGGGATCGTCTAAGGGAGCATTCCAAAATGCCATAATACAATCTCCCATATACTTATCTACAGTACCACCGTGCTTTAAAATAATATCAGTTTGATTAGTAAGGAATAAATTAATAAGCTCTACTAGTTTGTGTGGCTCATCTTTAAACTTCTCTGATATTGGGGTGAAGCCTCGTATATCTGAAAAAAGAAAAGTCATCTCTCTAGTCTCCCCTCCTAACTTAAGGAGAGAAGGGTCTTTTTGTAGTTTCTTGACCATACGAGGGTCAAGATAGTGTTCAAATTGTTTCTTTATTTGCTGCTTTAGTTTGAACTCTCTTAAGTAGTTTGTAAATGAAGAAATTGCCCATAAAATGATAGCTGCAACTATAGCAAAGGAAGGATCTAATAATATCTGCTGTTCTGTGAAAGTTGTAAAAGTATACCAGATAGCACCTGATATAGTAAGTATAAGAGCAGGTAAAGATACATACACTTTAAAACTAAGTATCAGAAGTAATACCAACCCCGCAGCTAAAGCCACCAGTTCCATGTCCTGTGCCCATTGAGGTCTAGAAATATTAGTTCCTGAAATAAGAGTATCAAGTACTGCTGCTTGAATTTCGTGCGGGGCCTTTAATCCCACCGGGGTAGCTACTAAGGTAGAAGCTCCTTTTGCTGTTACTCCTACTAACGCTACTAGACTAGGGTTAGGGTTTTCTAAGTATTCCTTCGCAGAAATCATTCTAAAGCGGGTATTCCAGTTTACCCATATTCTAGCATTTGCATCCGGTTTAACTACAGGGAAGTTCTTATTGATACGGAGTGCTTCTACTCCCAGGTCATTTGATTTTATCGCGTAGGAAGGAGCTTGTGCTAGATTACGTATTATTTCCATGGAAAAGGAGGGATACAATTCTCCTGCTATACTAAACACCAAAGGAACTCGTCTTACTAGACCATCTACCTCATAGGCAGTAGAAGTTATGCCGTTACCTGCTGCCTTAGTCTCTATCTCTGGAACATTATTTAAAACCCCGTTGAAAGAGGGAAGGAAAGCAAGAGGGTCGTTTCCTATTGTTGAAGTTCCTACATGAGGAGGTTTTCCTCCTATCTTAGAATCGGTTGCTGCCGTAGATACTACTACGGAGTTCATACAATTTGCGAACTTCTTGTCTGTTTCGTATCTATCTTTTTCTGGGAAAAGTATTGTAAACCCCGTTACGCTTGAGCCCAGAAAGCCACAGAACGTTTCTCTGGGCCAGGGCCACTGCCCTATTTCA